CTTCAATAGTCATTATGATAATCCTTAATAGTAAACTTTAACATTTACTATATCACGAATGTTGTTTAACTGTCAATCTTGAAGTATGAATAGTTTAATACAATTTGTGCTGTGGCATACTGTACATCCGTGTTCGTTGAAGCGAATGATATACCACTTAGTGAGGTGGGAAAGCAATCCACAAATCTAAAAGTCTTGACTGCTACGTTATTGGAACCAAGAACTGTTAAGAATGCATCAGAGTAGTTCTTTGCTAGGTCAGAAGAGCCACTAGGTCCTCTAGTGTTCTGTTCTGTGGTGTACTGGTCATAACTTTCTGGAAACCCAAGTCCTTGAATCCATCTCCAAATCTCAAGCCAGTTAGACATATCAGCAGTCACTATAAAGGGTACAACGAGAGGAGAAAAGGTTAAATCGTCACCCGGAATAGCAATACGCGAAAGGGGAGTTGCCACACCGTTGTCACCAAGTGATACGTCTGGGAGTGCTATCGTTTGTGTGAAGAAAGACACCTTGGGTAATCTTTCAATACTGAATCTAAATCCATTAGGAGATAGAAAGTTCAGGTCTTGTGATGGACAACCAGTGTTAGCGGGCATATTACTTCTCCTTCTCACTATTTAGCACAAAAAGAAAGCCCCGCCGAAGCGGGGCTATTGTATTCAAGAGGAGGAATGCTATTCTTAGAGCAGGTTCTTAACCTGAACTTTGCGGAAGTAGCAGTTAGCGTTACGCGCCATCGGTGCGGAGTTAACACCAGCAACAGTTGACTGTGAGAACGGGTTAGCGGTCATGCCGTAACGGGTCTGGAAGGCAATCTTAGGCTGGAAGCTGTTAGGATCAACCGCTCTCATCATCTGGAGCGGAACGTACGGGCAGTAGTAGATACCTGCGTCGGTTGCGCTTGCGCCTTTGTAACCCATTACGAAGAACTGTGGGTTAGCGCCAGTGATGCCAACATAAGGATCGATGAACACTTTGTACTTGCCATTGAGAACGCCGGCGAAAGTAGTAGAGGTATCATCAACGTTGAGGTTATTCTTACCAACGATAGCGGAGCTATAGTCGAGAACGCCTGCCATCTGGAGTGCCGAAGCAACGTCCGCGGAGCAGATGATGAAGTTACCACGGCCACGGCGAGTCTTGTGTCCGATTACGTTAGCTTCACGCTCAATCTGGAACATAAGTCCCTTGAACTTCTCAACCGACCAACGACCATTCGCGTCAACGTCAAGGTCGAAAGTACCGGCAGTTGCAACAGTACCAGAAACGGCACCGATTTCAGCAACAGTGTAGATGGTACGAACAACTTCACGGTTGATTTCAGCAAGAATCTCTGCCGAAAGAATGTTGGAAAGTTCGGCTTCGGCGTCAAGACCATGAATCGACTTCATGTCCTGAGCAAGTTCAAGGCTGTATTCTGCCTTCAACTTACGGGTCTTCGCCTCAACAGCGACCTTTTCGATGGAGAATGCCATCTGATTGAAGTCACCACCACCAGCGGTGCCAAGAGCCTCACCAGTCTGACGGGTCATACCGGTGCCGTAGGTGGAACCTGAAGAACCGTTAGCCCAGTCCCAACCATCGGTACCAGTCATGTTGTTTCCATCAGGCTCATGAGCGCCAGCACCGGTGTAAGCTGTGTTAGCCTCATTGAAGAGTGCTTCGGAACCACGGACGAAACCAGAACCGGAAGCATCAACATAGTTAGACTTCATTGCGAAGACAAGACCGGTAGGCTGTGTCATCGGCTGAACGCCGCAGATATCATAAGCGATAAGCTGTGGCATGGAACGACGGACGAGGCTGATAAGAACGGGGTCGAACTTAGCAACGCCACCGGCGTCTGGGAAAGAACCAGTTGCGTTAACAGGAGCATCTTCGTTCATGATGCCGGCAGCTTTACGCATTTCAACTTGCTGGTTTTCGAGAAGAATCGCGGTGCATTCCTTACGGTGCTGGTCGCGGATAGGAGCAAGACCTTCGTGCTCCAGAACGGGTGCCCATTTCTTTAGAAGGGCGAGACGGTCGATAGACATTTGTAATACCTCTTTCGTGTGGTTGACTCAATTATGACTTGAGTTGTGTGCTTAGTGTACTTACGTACTGTTTCATTTCCGCAGGGATTTCTTTTTCTTCAACAATGGTTTCCTCGGTGATGATTGAAGGAATATCTTTCTTCACCGACTTCTTGAAATAGTTTTCACGAATGGTAGTTAGTTTACCTGTGAAACTATCGGCGTCTTCGAATGTAATTTCCTCAGCGAGGGTCTTGAACTTGTCGGCTTCTACATCAGAGAGACCATCACATTGTTCAGCTACGATTTCGGCTTTCAGGCGTTCACCCAATTGCTTGTGTAGTTCAACGTTGAGTTCGGTAATCTCATCAAGTTTGGAGGCAAGAGCATTAATCTCTTCTTCCATGGCACCAACAACATCGTACTTCTCTTCAGGAACTTCAATGTAATGTTCTGTGAAGAGGTTTTTAAGACCAGTTACAAACCCTTCTAGGATATCATTCTTCAGACTTGACTCAAGGGCAACCTCATTATTTTCCTTCCACTGCTCAACCATAAGATCGAGATATCCATTAACATGTTCAATCAACCCTTCAGCGATTTCCTCAAACTGCTCTTCCAACTTTTGCTCATAAGACTCTTCAATACGAGCAACTTCTTCCTTGACGCGACTAACAACAGCCGCCTCAAAAATGGTTTCTGCTTTTGCTCTGAACTCTTCGGTCAGACCTTCCTCACCGTTGAACAGGGCATCAACATCGGCGGACATGTCAAACTCAACAGACTCGCCTTTGATTTTGGACATACCTTCAGGAGCGGTAGCACCCTTTGTTGCCGGATTCTCTTTCTTGCTAGTACCACCACAAGCTTCGTCCTCATCGTCAACATTGTTGCGCTTGTTGTCTTCGTTATCGCCGCTACCATTAGATGGGCTTCCTTTGGCATCCAAAGTTTCTCTGCCCTCGGGAGCAGTGGCGTTTTTCGTAGCAACGTTTTCTTCGGACACCGAATTATCGTCCATGCTTTCTTTTAGCTTACGACTTTCCGCAAGCAGGTTTCTGATAGTGGCTTCAACAGACATTTGTATTGTCTCCTATTGTCTAGTTAATATCATTAATTCAATATTATTTATATCAAATTAATTTTCTGGGTTACTTGATTTGAGCCAAAAACTTACCAAATAGTTGTGCTTTTTGCTCTGCTATCTGTTTTGTTGACATTTTTTTCATCTTTGTTTGCATCTTCTCAGCAATAACCCATGTTCCCGAGTCGGCATCGAAGACCCAATTTGCGCTTTCCATAATACCGTTCACCCAACAATCAATACCGCTTGGATCACTAACCAAATCAATAGTATTTAGAACATAGTCATCCTGTACAACCTTGACACCGGTACTGTCAGTCAATGAACCCATTCCGCGAGTAGAAACACCAAACGAGACACCCTCATCAATGAGACCCTTGGCAATCTTACCCATAGGAAGAGAGGTCAGGATTTTCGCTCTACCAACGCAATCAGTGCCTTTCCATTCAAGCTTCTGAATGAGATGACTAGCACGTTCTGGATTGATGTTTGGATGAGGGGGATGATTGAGTTCACCAAGAGCCCTCTTAGCTTCAATCATTGGTTGAAATCTTGAAACAGCATTCTGGAGAACCTGAAATGGATAGTTTCTACCATTACGATTGGGTTTCTCCGCTTGAGCAAAGACCCCTTCGATATAGTAGTTCTTTTCACCTGACGCTGATGCTTCTGTTAAGCACTTAACGCCTGATTGTGAATGGTCATAGCCATCTAATAGAAAAATCATTTCTTTATACTCTCTTATGTGTTAGGAGCGCCTGGATTCTCATAAACACCGGTGCCAGTTGCGTTGTAACGAGTCATGTAGCCCGAAATCTTACGAAGCTTCATAATGACCTCACAATCAACAACAGTCAACCCAACAACAATATCAGATGTTCCTTCTGTTGCATCATAGATAGGACCAAGAGATTGCATATCAACAACAGCACAGGCATCAACAGAGAGATTGTAAAGAACCACACCGTTTCGGGTAATAGTTACAACTCCAGTCGGCTTACCAGAAACAACCAACATAGAAATAGCAACAGTCTGTACGGCTCCATCCAAGGACTCAAAGGGATGAAGTAGGTCGGTTTGTAAATCGATAGTAGCAGTACCAACAGTACCATCGACTTTAACAATCGCTTCTGTGTTGGTTAGTTTCAATATTCTTTTAGTTGCCATTGGTTTCCTCTAATAGATGACTAACAACCGAGATAAAGCATTCACCACTCTTTAGCATATGCTCTAATAACACGTTTGTTTCATCTAACTTGATAAAGTTATTTAGTTTCTTATTTGTCTCAGAATCCAGTAATACAGTACTACCATCGCGCAATACATAATCAATCTTGTCAAAGTAGTCTAATCCTTTTGTTTCTCTCAAAGTAACAAGAGCGTTAGAAGGATAATAGTGCTTTGTTTCCACCATATACTTGAAAGACTCAACAAGCGACTCTGTTACTTTATCAAAGTCGGATGACTCGTTGAGTGTAATGATTATATCTTGTTCCGATAACGTTACTTGGTCTTCCTCATAAACGCCTAGTTCTCCCGCTAGATGTAAACCATAGCAGAACTCCTTGGCTTCTTTGAGGCCTGTAAACTCTCCGATGTATTGCTTGTTTATAAACAAGGTTCCATCAGAGAATACAGCATTAAAACCATATGCGTTAAAGGGAACGCGCATTGATTACTCGGACCATTCACCCTTCTTGAGGGTTAGATTGATAGACTTCGAAGCTTGACGGTGCGGAATTTGCACATTGATACGTCCATCATCGAAACGATGAAAAACGTGTGCTTCCTGACCATGGAGTCTATGTCCTTCTTTGTTAATCTTGACCTTACCCATGTCATACTTACCACCCTTACCTTCTCCCGGTGTGTGGCGAGACATAGAGCCATCAGCATTCTTTACCCAAGGACCGGGTGGTACAGAAGAGATTTCATCAATCTCTACACTTTCGTCGGAACGCTTAACCATATGCTTCATTGCTCTATCAAGACCCTTTGAACGGTCTTTATAGGAGGTCTGGTTGACCCGACCGGCACGCTTGGCAGCATTATATCCTTGCTGTTCATCGTGGGCTTTATCAAAGTAACTATCAACAGTCTTGTTGGAAATCTCGTCCAATGCTTCGGACTCTTCAACAGGAGTAAACATTGTTTGGGCAATGGCAACCTGCATATTATCAACACTCTCGGCAGCTTTGGTAGCCATGATATCATTAAACAACTCTTCACTCTGAACCGAATCACCCGCGGCGATTGAGTAGATTAGATTTCTGATTTGGTCTTTCATTTCTTATCCTTTGGAGCGGGTTTCTTTGCGCCCGGTTGTTGTGGTTTCTGCTCTGGTTCTTCTGGTCCCGGAGGTGCTTCGGGTAGAGGTGCCTCTAGAGGACCACCATCGAAGCCAGTACCCTGTGGTTCTGGTTTAGGCATCTCAGAGATTTCTTTTTCAATCTGCTTAATCTGTTCTTCTGTTTGCTTAAGGATGTCTCTCTTAACATAAACATCACTGAAATATTTACCAACAAACGGTTCGACCTGTTGAAGAATCTGAATGCGACCCATCATCAGTTCCGTGTCTCTCAACTCAACAAAGTTGTTGTCATCCACGAAGTTGATTGAAATAGCCTTCTCAACCTCTTGCCAATCATCGGAAGTAACGATGTTCTTGGCAATCAACTGAACTTTCAAGGCATCAATCAACACCTGTCCGAACTTGTTACGAAGACGATTAACAAACTTATGAAACTTGAGTTCATCTCGGGTAATCTCATTGGAACGTCCGAGACTGAAGTTCTGACCAGGTAGAAGGCGACTAATAGGCACGTTAAGTGACTGATACACCTTTTGCTGGAAGTAGTTAACGTCCTCAATCTGTGAAAGGTTCTGACCTCCCGGAAGAGTGGTAATCTCGGTACCCTTGCCGCCTTCGCGTCTAGGCATCCAGTAGTCTTCAATCATCGATTGGAACTTACGGTCGTCTCGCACTTCACCAGTGGAAGCGTCATAGACGATTTTGTTCTTATACTTATTCATAATGTCGGTGACATACTGCTCCGCTTTTACGCGAGGTAGGTTACCAACATCGATATAGAAGATTCTGCGTTCTGGTGCCCTAGCGATACGATAAACAACAGTCGCATCCTCAAGCATCTTTAACTGATTGACGGGTTTAACTGCCTTGTGAAGGTAGCTAAACATCAACTGGGAATTCTGGTCGAACAATCCAGAAGGTACATAGATTACAGAGTCAACAGAGAGACGAATGCCTTGTACAGACGTTGGTTGTACGCCGCGCTCGTTGTAGATGAAGAACTCCTCAACCTTGGCAATAACATCAATACCAGTGATAGGGTCTTTCTTTTTCTCTATTCTCTTGACCTTGCGGATTTTTCTTGAGTCCACATAGTCAATCTTCTGAATACCTTCTTTGGGGTTCTCTGGATCTAGTGTAATGATATGATACTGTCTACCATCAACATACCAGTTTCTAAAGTAATCGTGTGCCTTACAGTCGAAGTCCATGAGATGTTTGATTTCCTCAAACTCATCTTGCATTTTCTTCTTTGTACCTTCAGAGACCTTCAACTTTTCCAAGTTGAGTTTGCAAACTTCACCCTCTTCATCGATACAGATGGCTTCGTTTGTTATCTCTTCAATAGCGGCGTCACACTCAGGATGATGTGAAATCTCCCTATATCTACGAATGAGGTCATTCTCATTCTTGATAGAGGTATCCATATCGACAACCTGTGAATAGTAGGCTGCCGCGGATGTAGAAATGACTGTAGATCCATCTTCCGCCTGCGGTATAACAACTGTAGGCGGTGGATCTTGTCTCTTACGATAGTTTATGTTGAAGCCGAAGATATTAATAGTCTTTACTCCTCATGATATATTCATATTATATAGTCGGGAGATTGAGCGTAAAACCCCAATCTCCCGACCTCATTAAGCAATTTGACCAGCGATATCTTCAGGACGATAGAAGTTGTATTGAATAGTAACGTCAAATGTCTGAATAGCCGGGTTCTCATACGAAACAGCCATAGCACCGATTTCGGTAGGATAGCAGTCAAAGAACTTGTAAGATTTCAGTTTGTTGCCGTTTCTGTCCAACTGAATGACCTTCATATCAGCCTGATAGCTGATAGGATTGACTAGACCATTTGTGGCGTCAAAGTTTGCGATAGCATTGCTCCAACGCTCAAAGGCGTTACGAATGAGGAAGTCTCCATCATTGAGAACAGTGATACCCCAAGGAGCAAACTCACGCTCACCAGCGAAGTTCACTGGACGACCGCGATAAGCGACAGGGATATTAGAAACAGACACCGCGGGCAGAGAAGTTGCGTTGACAAGGAAACTTGCCACGCGATTAGCACTTCCAGCAGAAGCAACCGCCGGGAAGTTAATCTCCACAGTGAACTGGTTTGAACGGGCGCCACCCTGCTTTAATTGCGCCTTAAATTCCGAAATTGTTGGCATTGTTATATCCTTTTTAGATTGTGTTTGTTATCTATTTAACGGAGGCGGGGTTAGCGCCTCCGTTAACCTTTACTACTTACCCACCAATTTCTTCGAAGGACACCGAAGTACGTGCCGCAATGAAGTTCAAGGTGATGAAGTTAATCGAACGGGCAGGCTTGATGAAGATATCGGCCACGAAACGATTTCCGTCAATGACTTCACCAGTGTTGTTTGTTTCATCGCAAACAACGCGGAAGTCGGTAACACCACGGCGTCCTTGAACGTCACGGAGGAACGGCTCAACCATGCTCTTGAACTGGGCGCGGGTGAACTGGTCGTTGAACTCAAAGAGTTGATACTTAGCCGCGGTTGAAATGGCTTTCTCAAGTACGATGAAGAGACGGCGTACATTGATACGGTCAAATGCGCTAGGCTTAGCCAACAGAGTTTTGTCACCGTAAAGAAGAGTACCCTGACCCGGGAACGAAACAACAGGGTTGATACCTTTCTTGTACATATTGTCACGTGCCAACTGCTTAGGATTGAATGCCAACTTCACAACATTCTTGATTTGACCACGGGTGTAACCACCAGGTGAGTACCAAGGATCGTCGGTGTAGTCGGTACGGGCGCAAAGACCAGCAACGTCACCGTTGAGAGGAACCCAACGATACTTGTCGTTGTAACGGTCATACTGATACTTGTAACCCGAGTCAAGAACCGCATAAGAGGTACTTGGAAGAAGGGCACGATAAGCAATCAGGTCGTCTGCCAGGTCGTTAGATGAACCGATGATAGGCTCGCCGGTAGAAACGTTTTGAGGAGAAGCGAAAACAACACAGTCTTTGCGAGTCTCAGCAACGTTGTTGATGATATAAGCGGCGGTGGTAGCCGAAGCCTTACCAGCAACAACGAGACTGATATCATAAGTCTCTGCATTATTGAACAGGTCATATCCGTTCTGGACGTTACCCTCTGTAGGAGCGAAGTCATCTGCGCCACCCGAAAGAGTAGCAACGAGAGGAGCATTCAGAGGAGCGAAATCAGCACCCTCAAGAGGAGTACCCCAATCGTCACCAGCGCCAACATCAACGGGATGGTCCATCCAGTAAATCCACTTGGAGTTATTATTGATAACATCTTTGTAGTAGTTGTTGGTACCATCAGACTTGCGGGCGTCACTGGCCTTGCTTGCGAAGGCGAAAGTCTCAAGTACACCACCAGCAGTGCCAGTGATAGCACCTGTTGCGTCTGTGAGAATGATGTGAAGTTCGTCGGCGCCCGGAGGACCATCGAACTGGTCTTCATTGACCCAACCATCGTAGGTATCGGCATCCGCCATAGAGACTTTGATGTTGTTTCCTAGTGTTCCGGGATATCTGGCGGCAAACTCACCAACGATACCTTCTCCAGTAAAGAAGTTGTTGATGTAATCGTCTTGATTGTTAATCTTTACGCCACCAGCAGTGATAGCGGCAGTAAGAACCGCGGGGGTGGTGATGGTATCTGCAACGTTAGCCACAACAGTCAAAGAAGGGGCACTTGAATAACCAGAGCCTGCTTCTACGATGGTAACTACGTCAATAGCACCACCAGCAACTGTTACAGTGACTTCAGCCTGTGTACCACCCTCAATATCAGGAGCGCCAACAGTAATGGTAGGAGGATTAGTATAACCCGCACCAGCGTTTGTTTTCGCAACAGAGGTAACACCACCAGTCTTAGTCACAACAGCGTTCTTGGCGCCAGCGGCGTCTACACGAACAACCAGAAGGTTATTAGCATAAGCCAAGAAGTTAGCCGCACTGAAAAAGGAGGCGAAAGTTGAATCGTTGGGGCTGCCGAACTTCTGAACGAGTTCATTTTCGGACGCGATATAGGTTGGGTCCATAACAGGACCCCAGCGGAAAACACCGGCGAAGGCGCCCGCTGAAGTCGAAACGGCTGGCACGATGCTAGTGAAATCTTTTTCGGTGACTTGAACACCCGGGCTTAACATGAAAGACATAGAATTATCCTTTTTCAATGATGTTATTGTGGTACGACTAAAAGAGTCTAAACTTATTTATAATTTCATTACTTTCTATTTAGTATGGATGATACTCAACCCACTGGTCGCCATTGAACTCTTCTGTTCCGTCGGTGTAACTACCAACAGGCAATACTTCCTCTTCAATAGCTTGAAGTCTTGCTTGATATATAGACAAACGTAAATCTATGTTTGTCATCTCCCTAAAGAACGGATGACTTGTCAACCAACCAAATAGTACTAGTGTCATAACGATATCATCAGAATAACCATCATCAGCCGCATAAGAGTCTTTGTGTTCAATGAATGTTGAAATCTCTGAAATGGTATCAGCATCAGTGATTTGTAACTTCATCTCTTCAACAAGAGTTTTAAGCATTGCGCAACCGATACGTTTAGTTTTCTTATCGGTTGTTACACCCAATCTGACTTGACCTTGTTTTCCGAAACCTCCTGTAACAATTTGTCCTTTGGTACGATGCTTCACGACATAAACCATGTTTTCGTATTCAAGGTCATTATGTAAAATGTGTGCTATCTGTTCTGACTTGTTCATCTCAATCAGAACCCAAGCATCATTGTATTCCTTAGCCCATTTATATATGACGTTTGGAAACAATAGTGGACTAATCTTGTTGTCTTTGTAAACTGCCACTTGCTTATATGGATTTTGGTCAATACGTATAACAGTAAATGCGTGAGCATCCTGACCAACACCAAGGGAAGTATCAACACAAATGGCGTAAGATCCCGGCTTTCTAATCCACTCTCTCTTGTATTCATCATATGAACCTTTTACTGGCGCTTCATATGAGATAAAGCTGTCTTTCTTATACAGGGGAATGAGAGGAGACATTCTCTGAATAGCCGCAGGAGAAATCAAAGTAGCAGACGAACCTAGGAATGAACAACCGACTTCCTGATTGAACTTCAATTCACCAAGCAACTGTCTCTGCTCATTAGCCCAAGCTTCATCGTGGTCTGGATGTTCAGAGTAACTAACTTCAATAGGCATGAAACCATTCACGCCATTAACAGCTTCATTCCAGAACTTCCAGAAATGGTTGAGACCTAGAGGAGTAGAGGTTAGAACAATCTTCGTTGTTTGACCAGCGGAGATTGTCGGATAAGTTGAAGTGAAGAACTCATCCGCAACCGTGTTCTGAATGATAGCCGCTTCGTCAATGTACAAAAAGTTAACCGACCGACCACGAATACCAGATGAACTGGTTGCGCCTGTGAATACGTTTGAGCCGTTCTCTAGTTCAACAGTACCTTTGTTCCATGACTTGACACCATGCTGAAGGAACGTTGGTAGGTTTTCATACATCAACTGATAACGAGAGAGGATTTCGCGCGCCGCGGCTGCCTTGTTAGCCAGAACAGCAACGGTCTTGTTGTCATTGAAGATTGTATAGTGAAGCAAGTAAGCCGCGACAGTCTGGGTTTTACCGTGCTGTCTGGGCTGCATTGAAATGATACGTCTCTCCGTATGAAGAGCCTTGATAAATCTAACCTGATACTCATAAAGATTGAAAGGTATCAGACCAAAGTCAAGAGAAACGATTTTACAATACGTCTTGATGAAGTAAATGGGATCTGCTTTACACTTCAGAAACTCAATTACTTGTTCTTGAGTAAAGGAAACAGGAGTACCAAACGGCTTTAGATTAGGATTGCCGTTGTATGATACATAGATTCCCATCTTAGAAGTTCTCCAACCAAGTCTCTTCTATAGGAGCGGATGGTGTATCTTGTGTAGCAGTGTATGTTTGGGCCGCAACGTTAGGAACAAGTTCAACATCAACATCAACTTCTTTGATAACGCCTGTGGTAGAAACAGCACCAAACAGATTAACCTTAGCAGTAAAGGTTAACGTATGGACAACAAAACGTCTGGTCTCCAAGTCACCCTCATAGTCATCCTGAACAGTCACACTATTAAGAATGAAAGGAACGTCTTGAACGATACCAAGCGCGGGAAGTGAATTGACCTTCATCGTGTATTCTGGGGAGAATGTGGGAAGAATCTGCTCAAGGATTTGCAAGCCGTCTTCCTGTGTCTTTGTGGCAAAGTACAACGACAGTTCGATATTGTAGGGGACTGGTGTGAATGCCGCAGTCTTTCCATCTTCTGCCTGGCACGTCACCTGACTCATACGATTAAGCTTTCTGGTTGAATCGTATGAATAACCAGTTATCTCAAACCCAAGGCGAGGAAGCGTTGTATAGATGCCCCGTTCACCATCTGGATTTTGCTCAATAGAATGCACCCACTTTTCCTTTTGGGAGTAAGCAATGGGTACTTGAATTATCTGTTCAGTCGTTCCTGTGACAGAACCATCCTTTTTGCGCTCAAAACGGATGTTTGAAAATAGTCTACCAAAGGCGACTATTGTAGAACGAATAACGGCATGATAGAAGGTGCCGTCGTTTAGCATACTTTACTCTTGCAATTATCAAAGTGAAACCTATTCATAGCACCCCCTGCACCAGTAACACCACAATGAATGCAGGTCTTCGGTGCCAACTTTATACCTCTAAGTTTTTCTGCTCTCTTCTCTTTTACAACATCTGTCTGTAAATAGTCTAAATTACGACCCACGGCAGCTAAAGATTGTTTTGTTCGGGTTTCTTTCGAACATATTCTCCCTATATTCGATCTTATCAACGCAAGTCTATGCTCTGGGGAAAGCTTCATACCATGTGTACTTTCACCACCATCAGTTCTATTATAAAGTATACCGGTACCCAAATCTTTACGCCCATACCAAGCAATCATGCGGCGCTCAATAGCGCAAGCACCTATATCGGTAAGATTGGTTTCAAGGAAAACTATCTTGGTTCTATCTTTGGGAATAGACACTCCGTGTCTTCCATATAACGCTCTTTGCCCCTTACCTTTACCGATATAGTAGGGTGTGTGGTCGGAACTTCTTATATATGCGTAAACATAAAATACACTCATATCTCACCGAAAGGATTTTCCTCGTCAAAGTTAACAATAGTCTCTGCTTCCGCCTTGAACTTGTTGTTATCTCCAAAACTATCAGGAACATCAATATTAAGGATAGAGTAACTATGTCCTGAATAGCCGGATATTCCGTTATATTGTGCATGTGTTTCATCAAATGTCTTGAGTGTTTCGAAAGCATCGATGGCTGGTATACCCGTGTTAAAACGCTCGGATGCCATCTGGAACAACTCAATAGTCATCTTCCAAGTAGGAAGAGAGCCGAGTTGAAAGAAGTTTGTTTCCTTCTCAACATACTTAACTTCAAAGAGACGCTTCATGGTCGGATAGTAAACAAGGTCACCTTCAGCAGGTCTCTCTTGAAGAATGGTTCTGCCGTAGCGACCAATCAGTTCTTTCCATCTCTTTCTGGAAACGACGACCTGAATTGACTGCTCAATGTACAGTCCAAACTTCGATATAAACTCCCCCTGACCGACAAAGCCCTGAGGTGTTTCGACGTACATCTCCAGTGGATAGGCTTCCTCGAACTTCGAAAGCCTGTCTTCTCCAAGAATCTCATCTTTAGCAACCAGAACACGTGGCAGATAGAAAAACTCTTGACCCCATATCTTAATGGACTCTTCCACCAATTCAGCCAGAAGCGCCTGTTCATTGTAGCTGCCTTGAGTCTGTGTTTCGCTATTGAAGTAAGGATTAAGAGGCATTTACATTAACCCATAATGAAACCAAGAGGCGAAGATTTGTTTGTCATTTCATCTTCCAACTCTTTGATTTCTTGGAGGGACTCTAGATAGAGGTCTTTACCATCGATTGTCACACCACCCGGTAGAGCAAGACCACTAAACTTCTTTAGATTAGCACCCCATTGACGCTTAAAGAGTGCTTCAACATAACGCTTCAACCATGGGTCATTATAGACTCTGGTATTTGCCTCTGGGTCAAGAGCCGCATAACACTCAATGACTATCCAAGTACCAACAGCTAACTTCGTCTTGGTGACTTCTAGACGAAGCTTACCAGAAAGACGATTGAACTCAAACTGGGGGTATCCGTTTAGGATTTGGTCCAAGAGAGTCATGTGTTGCATTGTCATGGCGTAATAAGCAACGCTGGTGTTCGTCAACTCATAGAGGTCATTTAGTCTCAATTGATATTGAATATCAAAGAGATTTGCACTAGAAAGTCCCTGTCTGAACGGAACAATGCGCTTGACGCCGTAGATGTGGTCGGGTATATCGATATAGATGTGGTCTTGAGGATAAGCACCAGAAACGCCAGAGAAACCAGAGTAAGACCCCGCAGGTTCATAGACAGGAAAATCTGTTTCTTGAACACAATATCTCAAGTACATTCTTTCTATACCATCGTAATGATATAGCTTGAAGTAATCAATAGCTTCATCAAGTCTATCCTGAAGCTGTTCTTCCGTTACGTTAATCGTTAGAGCGGGCGCGCCCAACGCTCGTAAACAGTAGTTCTTTAGACCTTCTCTAGTACTTACAGCCATTATTGTACCTTATCCCATAACCCTATAGGGCATTTAGCAAACGAAATCGTGGCCTTCACTTTCATAAAACAGCCACACTTACTACAGATAAACAATCTGTCAAGAAAATAATCACACTTGTTGCATAAATTAAGACGTTCTGTTTTTATGTCATCAGTTACTATAATCATATCGATGGTATGATGATAACTTGACCTTGGAGCAAAACGTATCTATCATCCTCCGGTGGTTGAAGATAGATTGTGTAATGCATAATACCCGATGGCAACAGTCCGGTACCCTCATCGTTGATTGAGATGCGAAGAACACCATTTGTTGGTGCACCATGCACAACAACAGGAACAGAGTAGCGTGTTTCAGAACCAAAATACTTGGCAATGAACATCTCCGCCACGTATCCCGTTAAGTCACGTGGTTGGTCACCATCCTTGACTGTGATATCTTGAACAAATGGTGAGTTTTTTGTAATGTAAAACGTCTCTTGTCTCATATCTTGTATTTATACCATATCCTCTAGTACTGAAACGACTGTTTGTGGTTTCACAAAAGCATTCTCATTGAACTCACAATGCTCCCAGATACCGAATTGGTCTGGTCTAAAGTACTTCTTATCAGCGTAAAGATTGATATTCTCTTTATGCCCAAAGATGTTTGGATCAGATGGACCAAACAAGACTATACCCTTCTTTCCAACAACCCAAGCAAGATGTTGAAAGAACGAGTCTATATCAATCCAAGTGTCACAAGTATTTATCAATTTCTTTAGTTCCTCAAAAGAAACAGTTCTGAAATCATCAACTAAACGATACTCACCGGGAAGTCCTACTTGTATAACTTCATGACCCTGTTCAGTCAAAAGTTTTACCAGTTCTTTCCAATAAGGATAGTTCTTGGGATTCTCTTTGTTGTTTCTCATTGGTTTAGCATAGCAGTGTATAATTATTTTCATAGATATGACTTTCTTCTTGCTTCAGAAATCTTTCTCTTATGTTCTTCAGAAAGAGTTCGTTTTGGTCTGTTTTTAGCGGATTCTGACATACGTTGTTTAGTCTCATCACTAAAAACTCTGCCTTTATTTTTACCTCTTTGTTTTTCCGCTCTACGTTGAAGGTCTTCCTCTGACCACACTCTTCCTGTTTGGGCTTCAGACATTTTACGTCTAGTTTCTTCTGTCTTCGGAACACCCCTTTTAGATGCTGATATCTTATCTCTTACTTCTTGTGTTCGTGGTTTACCTCTCAAGGAAGCGGATCTTTTGAGTCGTGTTTCCTCACTCTGTTTTGTACCCGTCATACGTTTCCTTTGGGTTTCACTATACATCGTTTTTATCCACTCATATCGCCTACTACCATATTGATTGTAATTAGACATTAGATAGGCAGCACCTATAAGAGGTCTGATTGGAAACATTTTCGCTAATAGTTGATGAACAAAGAAGTGTTCTCTGGCTGAAAGTTCAACTAAGTTATCATCTTGGTCTGTTCCCCCCATACATTTAGGTATTATATGGTGTCTTTCCTTGTAAGAAGAAACAGAAGGAACGATTTTTCTATGTTCTATTATATTTCGGTATATTCTACTATAATTCATAATTTCTCCTATTATGTTATTATAGTATTTATACTAAATCAATCTTCCAGATACAGTTTTCTAAACGCTTCCTGCAAAGATGAACTCCATTTTTTATCTATCATAAACTTATAGATGTTGTATTCCAATGGATCGCAAAGCATCTGTACATCAATCAGCGAAGTGATATTAACTTTGTCTTTCCAGGCTTGGAATACATCGGGGTAACAACAAGCAAGTGTAACTTTACCGTGCTTCTCTATAATCTCATCCAAGAGAGTTGAGAATACTAGATGGTCGCCTATCCCGTTGTCAAGAAACACAAGATATCCTAGATCCAAATACTTACGAAAGATTGTCTCATCGTGCCTGAAAAGGTCACCATTGTCAGTACGAATGCCGCCGTTGTTGTACTTGAGATGCCACGTATTCGCATTAGGAATTATGTAATTTGTAAAGCCCTGCTTGACAAGGTCGTAAGTAAATAAAGTTTCCTCGCGGTGCGCCACCCTACTCAATGATAGATTGTAGTTCGCTATACCAGCACGATAAAGAAAAGAACAGTGAAGATGGTCGACCTTTTCAACATCATCAATAGACCACCACTGTTTGTTCGGCGCAGTAAAGATATCCTCAATCTTGTTCGAAGCAATGTGTCTATCAAAGTCTGGAAGATTCCAAGTGGGAACGATAATAGAACCACCAACAGCACCCGTGTCATGGTGATACATAACGTGGTGCCAGAGATTTTCCAAGACGTTCGGGTCGGGTATGCAGTCATCATCACATCTATAAACAAATTGACCAGAGAATCTATTATTGAAATACTGATGGCCAAAATGTTGACCCTTACATTCACCAAAAACAACTTCCCACTTGATATCCAGATTGTCCATGATGGAGAACAGACCTTTATAGAGTTGATTATTTCTCAAGTCTATGCGATCTTGTGGTTCATTATCATCATAAATGATTATTTGTGATGGTTTATAAGTTTGGTTTATTATGGCACTCAACGTCAAAGGAAGAGTTGTCAAGTATCTCCCCCTTGTGCATATATAAGCAGGTATGTCTACTTTCAAAGTATTGTCTCCATTCTTCACGATTGTAATTTGTTTTTGAATGACAAGAACCACATAATGTTACAAGATTTAACATATCATGGTTATTTTTATCATAATCAATATGATGTACATTGTTTCCGAAGTTATTACATAAACAACAAATATGCTTATCTCTTTCTCTAACCTGTTCTTTCAACTCTTGCGTGAAACCTTGGCCATATTTGTTGTTGTTCTTGTTACGTGATATGCCGCCCTTCCAAGCTGGGTTTAATGGCCCTTCTATCAAATATCCTTTGTTCCATCGAGGATTCTTCTCGCCACTTATTCTACCTCTCTTTCCCCACATGGGATTACCATCCCCACTTCTCTCCTTTGACCATTTCTCTTTCTGTTCTTCTGAGAACGTTTTTCCATACATGGGATTATTCTCACCCATCATACTAGCGCCATTAATACTTCTTTGTTGGGGGCAGGAGTTTTTACTCTTACAACAACATCGTTTTCCGTTTTTAAAAACGTAGTTGGCTTCTTGCCCACAACCATAGTCACATAAGAACTGTGTTTCCATGTTGGTATCTCCTTACTATTCGCCATAATACTATTTAGCAAACCCAACATCTACACGCCTCATTTTCTATTCCACTTCTCCACGCAAATATTGGTGTTGTATTCTCTTCTTCCATTCACCATAACCCAGAAGTTTGTATCACAGTACTCGCATTCGAAACCAGATGCTAGAAGTTTACTACGAACTTTATAGAAGTCCTGTTCACCGTGAAGTTCAATAACGATGGTTTCAAAGTGTCTCAATGTAGCATCACTGGCGGTACAAAGACTTGGATACTCGGCACCCTCACAGTCCATTTTGAGTATCAGGTCATTTCGTTTATCACAACCAGCCATCTCAAGGAAACTTTGGAGAGTAATGGTTGTTACTTCATCTCCATGGTCGGAGATATGTGAACCTACATTCTGGTTCTCAATGCGTACTGTCTTTCCATCTTCGTCATAGATAGCGAGATGAAAAGGCTTGATATTCGTATAACCAGACATGGCTATGTTTTCAATCAGACCATCGAAGACATACTTTTGTGCTTCCATACAGTGGATCTCTTTAGCACCATTAGCGGCTGCCAAAACAGAGAACATGCCGATGTTCGCACCGATATCAATGATAGTCTTGCCTCTCATTTTGTGTTTCATCTGATAAACGTCACCCGCCACAATCTCGTTATATGTAACAGGGTCGAGACGTTCAAACCACGGGATTTCGTCAACTAATGATTTTCTTGCCTCAACGCGGAAGTTGAAACCCGGATGTGGTATCTGCTCGTCCATGATTTGAATGTCTGTGTAACCAGCCCAAGAGAGATGGTCATACATCATCTCCGGGTACCAGCCCCAAAGATGTGGTGCCGTGATATCACCAGCCTCCCCCTCCGCCGTTGTATTGACTGCTCCATAGATACAGTTCAGATAACCATATCTCTCTTCTTTTGTGGCTGTGGTGAATGCCTTGCAGAGTTTTTCAATGTCGGGCACTTCCATGATTAGCTTACCACCCGGCTTGAGTTTATGTAGCCAGTGCTTCAACGTATCAACAGACTGATAAGGATTAATGTGTTCAAAGAGATGCGATGCCAAAATCTCCTCGATACTGTTATCGTCAAACTCAAGCTTTCTAGCATCCATCAGAATGTGTGTTCTACGGTCATTCAGGTCCACAGAGAGATAACCGGGAACGTGTACACCACCGGAACCAAGATTCAACTTGATATTCTTGTTGTATCTCTTCGCGTTGATATAACCATTTCTCTTGATGACATAGTTAGCATATTCATCAATATGCTTGAACGTTTGATTGTTCTTATGCCAAATCGGGAACTGCCCAACGTTCTCCTCGCCATCGTAGACAACTTGAGTGCCGTATGGAACAATCACGTTTCTATAACCAGCGTCTTCCATACGTGCTGAATAGTCAATATCTTCACCACCACCCGGAGTATAGATTTCGTCTAGGTCACCAATCTTCTCATAGACTTGTCTAGAGATGGCGGCGCAAAAGAAGATAACAACGTCTCTATCCGCATAGTCATCGTGCATCATCAAAGGACCAGTCATGCCAATTGACCAGTCATTCTCCATGGGTTCAGAGAGTAGTTTCAACCAAGAGTTTCTTTCTTGTGGCAGCAACTCAATATCGTTGTTCAGGAAGACCAAGAACTCTCCTTTCGCCGCACGAAGTCCCATGTTTGTGGCTTTCGTGAAACCAAGTCCTTCGTCGCTCCAACAGATTTTCAAGTGTTCACCTAGTTCCTTTTTCAAGGACTGGAGATAGTCTGCTGTGTTGTCTACACAACCGTTAGCACAAATAACAAGTTCAATCAGGTCTACATCAGTGTACTTGAGAATACTATCAATCGCAGGCTTCAAGAGGTCATCACAATGATTATACGTCGGAATAATGATGGAATACTTTGGTGTCATGTTGTTTACATATCTCTCATAAAGTAGTTTGTGGTTAAAGGCAATCTTGGGTTCGTCCTTGCCTTGTCTATCATATGTATTACCATCCGAGGGATGATAAATGGGAAAGTCGAAGTTGCTATTGTCTGTTAGGGGCTGTCCATCAGAAGTGACTGCCGCTACTATATAGCCTGCCTTTTTGACTCTCATGGAGAGGTCAATGTCTGTAAGAATGCCCGGAAAAACAAACTCGGTTGTATCGAATCTCATATTCCCCAGCAGACTTTTACGATACATTGTGCATCCGGCGTGTGCCACAATCCCGAAATCGGGATGCTTGTGAACAAACGGACTTGCTATTGCTACCCGCTCATCAGAAAACTTAGAGAGAATGCGTTTGAACCAATCGTTTGGCTCCTGTGGGAGAAGCAAACAATCATTGTCCATCAAAAGCACAAGGTCAGTTGAGGCAGTAGAAATACCAAAGTTAGCCGCACCTGCGCATCCCAATGGTTCTGAAATGTTAATTTTGACTATCCAAGAAGGAAGACTTTCAAGATACTCTGTGGTGTTATCAGTACATCCATTAGCCAGAATGATAAGGTCCTTGTCCTCAAATGTGGTGTACTTCAGGAGGGATTCAATACACGGTTTAAGGAATTTGTCGCAATTGTTATAAGTGGGTATAACAATCGTGTACTTCTTTAGACCATATCGATACTCTAGTAAACGCTTGTTGCGTTCAATGATATCACGCTTTGTTTCGGACTCAAGAAACGTGGAAGATCCTTTGTGGAAGATTGGAAAAACTTGATTGGAGATACCCGTGCCAAACTCTCTCGCTTCATTGACGGGAACCTGATATATTGTGTAACCAGCTTGTACCGCTTTCACACAAAGGTCTCCATCCTCTCCCATTCCCGGAGAGAACTCTTCATCCAACAATCCGACTCTATCAAAGACTTCACGCTTGATGCAGACACACCAGAAGCCGATGGCCTCACAAGTATTGCCCGCACAATCCCATGTGAACTTGGCAGGTCCAGTTAAACCACACTTGTTATCTTCCAAGAATGGTCGCTCAAGAATATCCAACCAATCGCTACCCAGAATGACAGTATCATCATTTAGAAGAATGATATACTCTCCCTCTGCCTTAACAATAGCAACATTGTTAGCTTTGGGATAACCAAGAGGTTCATCGTATACGAATGTCTTAACTTGGTCGTATGATTGGAGGAGTTTTTCGGTATCATCGATACAACCATTAGCCACAACTAGTATCTCTATGTCATCCGGATTTGAAAACTTGATGATAGAGTCTAGACAGGGCTTCAGATTGTCATAGCAATGATTATAGGTGGGAATGATGATTGAGTATTTCATACTAAACTCGCTTTTGAATAATCGTGAACTCAACTGTATTTATGCTTGATTTACATAGGTATTCCCAAGTCGATTAGAAGAATAGTGGCATCTCGGACCCATGCTGGTCCCGCCGCGTTAGATGTAAGATATTGCCATTCTATGTCATTCGTCTCTTGTGTGAAAGATATGGTTCTGGCTATGCTATGTATTTTATATTTTCCCGTCGTAGACACAGGAACATTGTATCCTTTATATCCATAATCTGTTGTTGTAGATGTATTTGTCAATAATACTTCAGTAGCATATGAAACGTTTTCATTCCTCACAGCAATTGAAGCTAATAGAAGGTGCGCGTTACCCGGATTAGCTATCGTGAAGTTCGAAGAGAGTTTAGCAACATACGTTAAACTGGTGGTCGATGTTGCTGTTGTGCTTTCTGCATAATAGACGTTAGCGAAGTTGCTGGCTTTCATTAATACAAGAGAGCATTGTTGTGTTCGGGTGGTGGCAGCCACACCATTAGAAAACTGTATTGCAACCACATCATCTGCAACTAGACTTATTTTTCTGCCGAAAACCCAATTCTGTAAGTTTAATGTGTCTTTCATGTGCAAAACATATGCACTACGCCGAGCTTGGTTAGTCACAGAAACAGAAACAAATGGTTGCGCGAGAGTCGTACATTCATAACCAGCACAACCCAAAACAATATAATCTTCGGTTGTGGGAGCAGTTAGAGAAGTCTTTGTGGTATACGTTGGTTGTATTTCTGTAGTAGAAGTGGAACCAGGTTCCCAAGAATAGTTATCTCGAGGATGCAATTCCAAAACATTCAACATGATATCTCTGGATGTTACTGTCGCAAGTGTTGTTTCTCTATTATGTCTTAGTGTGAAAGTTCTTTCTCCTGTTGCTGTAGCGGTATAAGGATAGATACAAACATAAGAACTTTGATTTGATGTTGAAGCAGATTCACAATAATACTCCTGAACTACATTAGTACCATCGTATAAATCAAACATAGCATCTTGTGTTATACTGTTAATAAGTTGACTTATTGTACCAAAAACAACGTAGCTGTTTCCGATGTATTCTGTAAATGTTAAAGTACTAACCGTAGTGGGTACGGCAGAACTCACATCATTCGTAGAAGCATCCCAGGCGTTCTTATATAGAACCTTGGCATTGCGAGGTTTTGTATTGAGTAAATTACCACCCATTATAACTTCCTATAGTACATGATTATCTTAAGACCAGCGGCTGTTGTATCTGCGAGGTCAATGTCAAAAGTAAAAACCTGGTCATCTGTAATATCAGTTGTCACTAATGTTGTGGGAGTGAGGGCTGTTACACTTGTTAATTCTCCCGCGTCAATGGTTAACTTGTTCGTGCCCAAGATGGACGTGTTCGCCACGTTGATATCAACAGTAACAGTATTTGTGGTCGCCGCGGTGGTCAATGTTATCCTTGGAATTTCATACAAAGTCATAGCAAAGGGAGCGCGAAATGTAGCTTTTGCTGTGCCTGCTGTAAACGTTCCATTGTCATCCGAGAGTCCAATAACAAAGAACTCCGCGCTTGATGAAAACGTGTAAGCTAGTAGTGTTGATAGATTAGCCATTATTTGTTTTCCAGTTTCTTTTCTAGTTCGTCCACTTTGGCAGACAGTTCTTTGATAGACTCAATCAACAGAGGAACAAGCTTTTCATACCAGACAGTCTTATATTGAGCATCAATTGGTGCCTCGGTTACTGCTTCTGGTAGTACGGCTTCTACCTCTTGCGCCGATACACCGACCTGTCTCAAGTTATTTGCATAACCCAAGGACTTCGCCAGTTCGTTCTCTCTAAAGTAGTAACCATTCAATCTACGAACTTTACTCAAGGCGTCAGGTATCTTACCTTCGAAATCTTTTAGTCTTTCGTCCGAATAGTATGCAGTGACGTTGTTCGTTGCTCTAATTTCACCCGTTGTACCCGACGGTGCAGTACCAACACCCAACGATCCGGTTGAGTAAGTATGAATGGTTTGAAGCTGCCCTGTACTTGCGTTGAACGCAAACGCGGTTGCTGATGTTCTTACTTTTGGTGTTTGGTCCGACCCCCCAGCGCCGACCATGACAGGATATAGTGTTGTTGTGGCTGTATCATTTGTGGCATTGATGACAGTGGATGGACCAGCAATACCCGAGTAACCCGAGAAGCCGGACGTACCACTATAACCAGACGTACCACTAAATCCAGAGATGCCAGACCAACCGGAAATACCAGAATATCCCGAGTACCCAGACTTACCGCTGAAACCAGAAATACCACTGTAACCAGAGATACCCGAGTAGCCACTGATGCCTGACCAACCGGAGAAACCCGAGATACCACTGTAACCAGACTTACCCGACCAACCACTGATGCCACTGTAGCCACTAATACCCGAATGACCAGAGAAACCAGAATATCCACTGAATCCCGAAATACCAGACCAACCGGAAATGCCGCTGTAACCAGAGAAACTTGAGTAACCAGAGAACCCGCTGATACCAGAATAGCCCGAGAACCCACTGATGCCCGACCAACCAGAGAACCCAG